TCAAGTTCATACCTTTCGCCTCTTTTAAACATAGCCTTCATCGACTTGATGCGCTTTTCATATTCTTCTTTGCTTGGCTTAACATTACCTTCAACCACATCTAAGACATACTGTATCGTAACAGCATTCGCGCTTAAACTGGCACATCTTGCACCAACTTCACCTTTGAGATGATCAAGCAATATACTTTCGCTACTGTCAGCAAGTGCATTTGACAATTCGTGCGGAACTTTTAGATCAACATAAGAATAAACATAATCGTAGTGTGGAACAGGTGAAGAGTGTAGAATAAACTCATCTAAAACTTCAACTCTTTTGAAACCATCAACGTCATACCAGACTGCTCTATTGGCTGTCAATTCTTCTGGCTTACCAAAAAACTTTTGAAGATGCTCTGCATACTTGGCTGGTTCTGTATTTTTCCATTGTGAAAGCAAAGAACCTACGGACTCTTTTATAAACTGTTTAAAGCTTTTCATTTTTCTTCTCTTCTTTAACTCGTTGAAGTAATTCGGCTGTACTGCCAACAAACACTGCTTTTTCCACTGTCACGGTCGTTTCTTCTTTCTTGCCGTTATCTTTAAGTTCTTTTGTCTTTTTCTGTAGATCATACAGGTCTTTAGTTGTATCTGCGATGGTCTTCATCATGGTAGCCAAAACTTCGTATGCGCGTGGTGATTCTGATTCTTTAGCCAAATCAGTCAAACTTTCCACAGCTTGATTGCCCTTGTTTATCAAGTCTCGAAAAGTTCTGCGAGAAAGATTGTAATCTGCATCTGCATCGTTTGGTTCGTGCGGAGTATTGATTATTACTTCTTCTTTCTTTGGCGGAATAATCTCTACTGCATTTTCGATGCCAAGAGCTTCACTTAGCGCATCATGTGTCTTACTCATTTATTTCTGGCCATTCCTCAATTTGTATATCATATCCGTAATCATCACCTGGTTCAGCAGTAATTGGATCAGGTTCAATTACAATCTTAGCAAGTTTCAACGGTGATATATCAAAACTATCTAGTGTATATGCTGCATTAGATGATAGTGCCCGAATTGTATTATTAACTTTAAATTGACCCTGTACACCACCAAGAGCAAGTTTACCTGTATTGGCTGACCAACTTAAAATCACACCATAAGCATTTGCACTGTTATAACTATTGCCTTGATATGCTATGTCATCTTGGTTAAATGTGCCATTATTTCCGCCTGTAAGATTGATGCGAGTAATATAACCAGCTTGTAGTGAGGGATCATTAAAGATATTGGCAATGACTTTACGAATAATTTTTGGATTTGTAACTGGACCGTAAAAGTGTGCTTTCATTGTGAAAGTTAATGTCCATGTTATAAATCTTACAGCATCAAAGTTACCTTCATGTTCAATATTGTTTGTTACTGTATTGAGTATAAGAGGCACATCTTTTAGAACGCCAAGAGTTGAAACTGGATTAATTGTGGCTGTATAATCAGGATTAAAGTAAGGTAAAATTTGTTCGATGATTTGATTGCCATCATCAATGTTGCGAGTGTATAAGTTAAGTTCAAATGTTAAGTCATAAGGCACAGCCATGTAAGAAGACTTGGCTGCTGTACCAGAACCACCCTTAGCTACTTTTAATAATGAGTTTTGTTTTCTTGATACATCATATGCAATTCCAGTTAGTTCAAAAGATAATCTAGGAAGTCTAGTTTGTATCTGTCTTTGCAAATCTGGATCAGCACGAAGTCTTGTAACATATTTTTCTTTTGGTGCATATGTAATAGGCACTTTCATGCGTTCAATCTCAGTACCTGTATCTGTGTTTGTACGAACAAGTGTGATATTGTTAAACATTGTACCAAACAGCACAACATATTTTCTCATTAGTTTATGATAGAAATGTGTTCCGAACATTATGGCATTCCAAATGGATTAATTTCTGATAGGTCTATAAACAATGCGCCCTCTGTCTGTATTTCTTTATTGTCATAATCATCATAGAATACATGATCGCCAAGAACATCTGTAGATGTTACAACATATAAAGCATTAGATGTGTTACCTCTAAGATTTGTGGCTGTTGCAAATGTACCTACAATATTATGTAGAGTAATTGTTTTTTCTGTCGGATTAAATTCCGTTACAGTTGCTTTTGTATTTGATGTCGATACATTAGAACCTTGATAAACAAGTTCTCCAGATAGATAGTTGCCTGAACCGCTACCAAGTGTTAGTTCAATTGTATATGATGCTTCTTTTTCAACATCATCAATCTCTTCAACACCTGTATCAAAGTTTTCATCTGAGAAACGGAATAGTTCGCAACGTAATTCATACATATAGGGATTACGTTTACCGATAGAGAAGAAGTTTAGTTCTTCTTCAACGAACTTAATTTCAAATAGCTTACGCATGACTGGAACATAAAGCAGATCACCTTCACGTGGTCTGTCAGCAATGTTAGTTGGTACATATTTGTTAAATGCGCGAGTGGAAACAACAAAGTTAGAAGTATCGCGGATTTCTAAGCCAAACTTAGAGAAGAAATCGCCGTCGCCTTCATAACCTTCTACGTTAGCCAGATAAACTTCCATCGAATATGCGCGTGTAAATCTAGCATTTATGGTTTCGCCGTAGATTTCATCATCACCATTATAGGAATCTCTTGGAATATAAAAACAGTCATGACCCATGATTTGGATTGACTCAACAATCAAATCTTCTAAAAGTCGCTGCTCGTTTATAACACCGACAGAATAGTTGTTGAAGTATACGGACGTTCCCATTTTAACCTACCATAAACTGTGGTGGCTCTTCGAAAGTGTCACGAATGAGTTGTTCTAGTTCCGTAATTTCTTGTACAGCTTCCTCATAAATTTGCTGACCATTCATCATAATACCGCCTGGTAGCTGCATACCCTGATACTTCTTAAGATTGTTACCCCATTGTTTCTTAATATAAGCTGTGGCCAACTTCTTGAGCATACGGTCGTTGTAAACTTGTGGATATGTGTCAGGGTCAATAATAACCCAACCTTCGATAACTGCCCATTCACCCGCAGAAATCATAGCCCAATTCATGTCAATGTATAGCTTATCTGTATGACGGTTAAAACGCACGGGTGTTTCACCAGAGAACAACATATCCAGAGTGCGAATATGCTGCATGGTAATAACATAGTTGGTATAAGAAGTAGAGGTAAAGTCATAAAGTTCATGTAGACGCAACTGATAGCGCAGGTCAAACATATTGATGGTTGCGTTAGAAGATGAAATAGGGAAAATACGGGTTACACCGATAATGTTATCACTGATAGGAATCCATCCATTGTCGATGTTTTCTTGAGTAAACTGGTGCTTTAGATACCAACGCTCTACACCATCAAAGTGGAACTGCTGGATATACTGAAAAGCTTCGTCAATACGGTCTTCTACCTGGTCATCATCCACATTAATTTCTATAACTGGATGACCTAACTGACGAAGACACCAATCTTTTAGTTGCTCTCTAGATGCTGGAACTGCCATGTAATACCCTCTTTATAGAGTATTTATGTTTATTCCGTATCAAAGAAAAACATGTGCCAAAGTCTTCCATCTTCAAAATCTGTGCCAAAATAGTCGCTGGCCCCGTGAATAGCACCCGCATCAAAGATGACCAATCGGTTATAAACATTACCAAACTTGTCTACCGTGTCGTATGGCGTCTTGTCTAAGAACGTCTTGTAGTTAAAAGCACTGGTAATCTGAGGGTGTTCTTTATGTCGAATACCAGTTCTACGATGTCTAAAAGTAGATGTGCCTGTCTCTGGTGGCGCATCTGGCGTGAGATATATCATCGCCGCATAACTTTGGTCATCACAATGATATACAACAGGCTCGCCAGCAATATTGAGCTGAAATCGACCGTTCATACCATGTTCCTCCCACTTGGTAATCTTTTTACCCATGATCTTTTCAAATGCTTCTTTAATGCCAGGAAAAAGATACTGGTTCTTTGTGCGTTTACCAATAAATCCACGGCCTAAACCACCATCAACACACTCTTGCTGTTTAGCAAACTCACGAATGCTATCAGGATCTTCATAAAAATTATCAACAATGAAAGCGCGTTTCGCATAACTACTATTAATGTTCATATTAAATACAACCTCTTCTTCACTTCCAGACAACATATAATCTGTTGCTGCTTTTGCTTCGTTAGTCACATCACTCATTTTTCTCAGCACATCAGGATCGATTAGTTCAGGATGAACCCACCAATCTTCAAAGTTACAAATACCATCAGGCGATATATCATTGGCAACTAGAACATAACCTTTTGATCTTAGGAACTCACGGGACTTCTCACGATATGTTCTGGTAACATCGGCATAATAGTCGTGTTCATATGTAATGACTGCAAACTTATATTCATCAAAAGGAATTTTAAGCATACACTCGTATGTATTTCTTGCTGGTTCAATGTCTAGTTGAAGATAATCAATTACATTTCCAGTAAAATTCTCTGACAAAAGCTTTTTGTAATCAATCGCAAGTGCGTTTTCATGTAACACTTTTGTCTTTGGTCTGGCCGATTTATAGTTCTCTATGAACTTTTCATCATATTCAATGGACACACCTTTCCAATCAAACTCAGTTTCAAGCAATGCCGTATTGTTGCCCATCCAAGGTTCAGCGCCACCAATTTCCAAGAACTGGCCGTTTCTTTTACCCTTGAGCATAGACAGAATAAACAGGTCTTGATAAACTTGTGAAAAGTTCTTCTTGATGTTCTTAGAACCTGAAAACTTACATCTAAGTTTCGGCCACATACTGTCATCATACATCCGAAATGCATAACTGTATGGTCCAGAACCTAAATTTACGATATTACTCTCAATTGACTTTTTATGTACATCATCAATTTGATCCCAGTAATCGTTGACCAAAGACTGTAGGATTTTTCTTGCTTCCATACCTCTACCGCGCCACCATCCAGCAATAGCTTTTTGGAAAAGAAGCATCCAGCGACCTCTGTAGCCAAGTTCAGGATCAAATGTCTGATCTATTTCATACTTTAAAGGTATTTCAACTGTTGCGTAAGTCTCAAAGTGTAACTTTTCTTCTTCATATTTTCTAGAGAGAAAGTAATATGCCTCTGGTCTTTTTGGATCTATGGCTATTGCTGCGTTGTACATGCTCTTGACTGTATAGTTACGATTGCCTTGCTTTTCAAAACAATGTCCTATTTTTACCAAACAGTAATACTCTGTAGAAATATTGTCTGTTCTTTCCGCACATCTCAGATAAAAAGATATTGCAGCCGCTGTCTGACCAATTCTCTCATATTCTTTTGCAAGAGCTAAGTTTGTTTGTGGATCTTCTGAATTTTTCACATAATCAATAATCAAGTTATCAAGCATTCATGTAATCCTTCACTACGTTTTTAGGGCAACTCAATACAAAAGCAGCATTATCTTGGAAACCAAAAGTTATTAATATGTTATCTTTATATTCGGCAAGACCACAAGCAAACTCAATCTTTGCATCCATGAATGAGAACTTCTCAGACCTACGAATAGGTATCCAGTCTTTGGACCACAAGACAAATCGATGCCTGTATGTTGCATCTTTTCTTCCTGCTTCACTGGTGTAAAGATCGGTTTCGTGCGTCAATGTCAGATAACCATTCTCAAATGGAATAACTTGTCCGCCACCTCTTAAATCCCAATCAAAATATCTTTGAGTTCCTAGATGTATTGTTTCGCATGTCTTTGCGATAGGATCAACTTTAACAACTTCAACTGGATTGCACCACTTGAGAAAATGAAATGGCATGTCAAGAATAGGCATCCAGTTCTTTTCGCAATATGAGTCA